AGCCAATACAGAAATCGTCTTGTAGCGTACATATTTTTATACAAGGTGAAACGACTTTAGAAATCGATTTCACAGGCGCCACCTGCACAGGCGGCTGCAGCGAGTGTATCAACATCAGTATACTTTCTTTCTTTTATATCTTCTTTCCAATCGACAGTTTGAAGTGTTGATTGTATCTTATTCCATTTGTGTAATAAATACGCGTCTTTCAGACAATGCTCTGCTTGAACACTATCTGAATCTAAATAGTTATCTCCAAATTTTTTAAATCTTCTAATCCAATCTCTTTTCAATGCATTTTCTGAAGTTTCTAAAGTTATATCTTCTCCAAACCCTTTTGCTGTAGAACATGCATCCCATAAATTATTAAAACATTTTAAAGAATCAACTACCATACCAGATGCAAATATTGCTGCATTACCATATTTCTTAACCATATCTTTTGCAGTTATAACAGCCGTGTTAGGAGCTTGATTGTAGTCTTTATCACCTGACATAGGTAAGAATGAGATACCAGCAAAAGAATGTCTATTTTCAAAGACGTACTTCTCTACTTCATCCCAGTCATCTACGATAATAGTATTTGACACATTATGTCTTACACCTTTATCCGCACATAAATCTTCGTTAGTGCCAGCCTCTACCCAATACTTCTGAGCTTTCTTAACAAGTTCAAGATGCTTAACTCCTAATAAGTTATCTTTATACATTGAACCTTTCTTTGGCAATATTGGAAACGATACAACAACATCAGTTCCACCAGCAGACCAAACAGAATCTTCAACCATATAAGGATTAGTCTTCATGATCGCTTGAGTAATTTCTGATTCCTTATTCATTTGTACATTTCTAATGTACATATTTGAGTGTTCTGCATGAATACCAGAAGCAGTTTGTAATAATACTGATGCGTTACCGCTTGGCTTAACGCAAGTTGTTCTTGCTGCAGGATTAATCTTAATGACTTTTGCAACTTCTCTATTGACTTCTTTAACAATCTCTGCGCCTTTTTGCAAGATTTTTTCGTTAAAAAGAATATCAGGATTGTTCATCCATCCAGTAATTGAAACTCCAAGTAAAGCTTCTCTATCAAAAATAAGTTTTGAAGTATCAGTTAAGAACTTGAAGTCGGTGTACCCTGCTTGTAGGGTACCGAGGATAGACGCTGCTCGACATGCCTTATAAAAGTCTTCCTCGGTATTGCATTTGCCTCCGTTGATTTCAGTTAGGTTACAACCTTGCCAACCTGACTTTTTATTAATCTGAGGATACATACCAATCTCAACACATGGATTAGTAGTATGCTCTTTTGACTCAACGAAGACGAACCCGGGTTCGCCAAATTGCTTGACAGATTCCATTATCTTGCCAAACTCTTCGGGAGTGGTCTCGTCTCTTACAATAACTGCAGAGTTATTTGACCTACCCCTTTGGGGATTCTCATTAAACCAATTTCCAGTCTTTGCGTTCATCATTTCTTCGTCGTCTGGAGAAAACAAACAAATCGTTGCTGACCTTCTCACTCCTCCTGACAACACAGCGTCAGCTGCGTGCATGGTGATGTCATACGCATCGATTGGCTTGATTGCAATTGGTTCTTTCGAATCTAATACAATACCTTGTAATAAATGTTCTATCTTGTCTAAAGACCTACGTAGACCATTTGGTCCCGGTGCTTTAAATCCTCCGGAAATATAAGCGCCCTTTGGTCTTATTTGTGATAAATCGAAGTACACTCTTCTTCCTTCGTATTCTGGATATTTACCTCCACCAATGAAGAAGGAAGACATTAACACGTCTAAAGCTGAAGCCCAACCTTCAATCGAGTCTTCAACTATATAACCTTTCGCCTGTTTAGTTCTATTTTGAATTTTTGGTAATTTTTTGATATGATGCTTTTGTACAGAGAATCCTGCACCAGCACCACATAATAAGATATAAAACACCTCGCCAAAAAACTCTGGTCTATTGACATATGAAGACGTACAATTGTACATCCTCATCTGGTGTTTCATTAACTGTTCGCCGCCGAATTGTAAAGCGCGCTGAGCACCAAGAACACGTTGTTCTTTATATGCAGTACGAGCTTCTTCTAAGTACTCAGTTAGTTCATTATTATAATTAATATAATTTTTATCGTGCATATCTATTACACGATCTACTGCCTCATCCCAAGTTTCATATCTATTTTCATCGTCTTTGAATCTCGAATAACCTTCATAAAACTTAGTCTGAGACAAAAAATCTCTTGTGTCAACAAGTTCTTGCTGCATCTTTTCCTCTTGATGTTGGTTTAATTTTTATTATTATAACTATTATATATTAAAAATTAATCTTTGTAAAGGACTTTTTCACTCGCCATCAAAATATTTTTTTAACATTTCTAAGACATCGTCGTATTTGGCTATTTCCATCATTTGTTTTTCAAGCTCTTCCATAACTTGAGGGTGTTCACCAATACCTGCAGGCCTGTTCATATAAACCTGTGCTGTGGCTTTAGCCATAGCGATCTTACCTTCGGCGTGCTTCTTGAGAGCTTTTATCATTTCATTTTCAAAATCTACATCCATAATATTTCTCCTTAATTAGATTTTTGCGTTTACTTTTCTATGCTTGTTCCAAGCAACAAATCCACCTAACCTTAATGCCCAATAAGCTAGATAGTTTAAAAAATAAAATCCATTGACCTCAATATTAATATCTCTAAAAGTCTCATCCATCCACTTCTGAGTCTTAATACCTATTGTCTTTTTATTTTTTAATAATAATGTTTCGTACTTATATCCATAGTCATGAATAAGTCCACCTATCAAAAGGACTCCAACAGGTGATAAGAACTGACCTAAGAACTTTGGTACACTTGCTCCATCAAACTTAAATCCTTTAGGAATAATGTAAGCTGTGTTGTGCATTGAGTAGTTAAAGTCTTTAACTACTTCCCAGTGTCTTGAGCCAAACATCCACAATATGAGTGCTCCCCAGAAACCTTTGCCTTTAGTAGCAATAGGAATGGGTTTCATATGTGGAAACTCTGTATATTTAAAATTTACTCTATTATCTATTTTCTTATCAAATAGATTGATAATTAATCCTATGATGACCAGTATGATAAAAATTGTCATAGGCCAAAATTGCATAGCCAAACTTAAAATAAAATCCATTATTTTTTCTCCTCTTTATCTTCTACGAGCCAAGTAATTCCTTCATTCGTATCTATTACTTTTTCTTGTATTATATTAATCTGCTCTTTTAACTCTTTTATATGTTTATCTTCTGGCTTAATACCATACCAAATAGCCGATGCAAGCAACGACGCAAATACCGATTCCAACATTATTTTTCCTTTTTAGGCGGTGTCACAGCCTTCTCATAATATAATATAACTTCGTTCTGTTGTTCTATATATCTCTTTATTTGTTCAAAGTTTAGTGCCAAGTTTTTAAATGATTGCGGATCTAAACCATATATTACAAATTGACCTTGGCCAGCTTTCACTTTTTTAATTACTTCTTGTAAATTTTTTTCAGTTATTACTACAATCTTAGCATCCAACATCTTGATTGGCTTAGGCTTTTGAGCAATAGCTATCGTAGGTGTAATAACTTTTTCAACTGTTACAACTTCTTTTTCAGGTTTCCAACTACAACTACTTAGTAGCAGCGTTGATGCCACCAAACATTTTGTTAACTTGTTCATTAATTCTCTTTTCTTGGCCTACAGGATCTACTAAACTATTCTTAACTATATCAGTCTTAGCTAATAAGTTTGAAATCTTTTTATTATTCTCTTCAGCAATAGACAATTTATTATTTAAGTCTTTAGTTAACTTAATTTGTTTTTCCATATTTTCTTTAAGAGCTTTTATTGTAGAATCTTTTGCCTTGATAGCGACTTCAAGCTTTGCGTTATTATCTCTTAACGTCGCCATTCTTTGCATAGTATCATTATATATAAAGTACGCACCATATCCAATGCCACCTAATATCGCCAACACAAATAAAAAGATGTATAACCTAGCCATAATTATCTTCTATGTACTTTCTAAATCTCTTTAGTAGTACAGGCATTTGGTCTTTCTTTCTACGTTTGTCGTGCATTGTAGTTGTTTTAATTCTTGGACCCATGTTCTTTGTATCGTGAGGAATGCCAGCATCGGCAGCTGTAGTCATTTCACTTGATGCTTTTGCTTGAGCCATAGCCTCTGGAGAAGGAGCTCCTTTTTCGCCTTTCTTACGCATGCGCTTTCCAGATTTTCTTCTCTGATTAATGTTGTGCCATAGTCCTTTATTTTTTTCTTGTATATCTTCTTTTTGCATAGCTTTAGTCTTCTTCTTCATTTTATTTATGAAAGCTCTGTATACTGCAGCAGGTCCGGTTTTACCCATGACTCTCGCTCTTTGTTCCATTGCAATTGCTGCTTGTATCTGGTGAGCATGTTTTTTACCAGAGTTCTTAATTTTAGATACTGATGCTTTTGCATCATCTACAGTTGCAAATTTCAAACCATGAATCGTACCCTTTGGATTCTCATCTGTATATAAGTCACTATGTTTATCTGAACCAGCTGGTTGTCCTTTTTTTCTTGGTATTCTTTTTGTAGCTTCAAACATATCTGTTTTTACACTTTTACCAGATTGTTTTATAACTTTTAAAGGATTACCAACTAAAGGTTCATATTTTTTAGCAGCTGCTTTTGCTTTTGCTTCAGAACTGTGCATGCTAAAAATGTATCTTGTTTTTGGCGCACTAGGTTGTACAACCATGTGAGTGTAAGGTTTTACTTTAGCACCTGTTTGTCTGCCGGCTACTCTCATTTATATATCTCTGAAACTGTTACATAAACATTCTGATTAGTATTTATATGAGTTGCTTCGTAGACATCAACTCCGAATACGTCTCCTATCGGATAAGATTCTTCGTCTACTCTTATTTGATCTTTTGGCCAAACAAATTCTGAACAAGACTTATTTAATAATTTAGGATTTTGTACTTTATATATCCCAGGAGATAACTGTTTGTCATTAAGCACAAACCACTCGTTCTTCTCGTTTAAAAAGTCTAAAATTTCTACGTCAATTTTTTCGCAGATGTTCTTTAAGTCTTTTTCTTCGAGGTTGTATTTTTCTTTAATGAGATAGAGCGCGCTCGCAAAAGATCCAAGTCTAGATCCACCCCCTGGAATTTTTGCAACGAGCCTTTTGACGTTAGCGGCAAGGCGAATAAAAGTAGTATAAGCAGACTTTTTTTCATCACTGTCAAGTTTCACATTCCTGTCTCTTTTACCATTCTCGTCTATAATGCCGAGCTTGTATGCATCCCAATCTTTCCAATCCATAACGAGCATTCGTATGAATCGAAAAGTATATGCTATATCTGCCGCTCTTTTTAATATACCCATTAAATTTTCCTTAACACGTTAACTACTTCAGGGTCCATCGTAATTCCAGTGTATTCATCATTTTTAATAAAATTTAAAAATAATAAAAATGGCTTCATCACTGGCCAATGTTTATCTTCTAGCCTGAATTCTAATATAGTTCGAGCAGCTTCAATTCCAAATACGTTAAAGACTACTATCAGATGATTTAATATGAGTCTTTCAGGAAGTTCATCAGTTTCTAAATAACGATTTAATAATCTTTTAATATACTTAAATCTTTTTAAGTCTTCATTAAATTCATCTACATCAGCAAACGTATTATTTCTGTAATGTTTTGCTGCGTATAGAAAGAGATTTTTATCGTTGAGTTCTTTAAACCTTAACATAAAATTATATATTAAGATTTAAAGTACTTCTTTTAACTCCTCGATTAAATCTTCTTTATTTTTTCGTCTATCAAGTTCGATACCACGAGTTCTACCTAACTCTTCAAGTTGCTTCTTACTCATTGAGTCAAGATCATACTGGAGATCTGCAGTCATGTGAGCTTTAGCCTCTTGCATAGTAGTAGGAGACTCTTTAAGCATCATTGTCTCATTTCCATTATACTCGTCGATCTCTTCAGCAGTAAAATTTCTAGATACTAACAACTCATTTGTTCTTGGATGCCTCCAACCAGTTGGAGTTATAACAGCATCTTTTTGATAATTAGGTGGTGTTATTGGTTTTGCCATAATTTTGTCCTTTACTTATAAATTTCAGGGTGCATAGTCTTGTGATCCCCATCATAATGTTTCTTTAGATACTTTTGCAAGTCTCTCTTTTTACCGGTAGCATCTGTACCAATTTTTTTCTTCTTAAGAGTAATGTTATGCTTCTTTTCAAAAGAACCAGCTTTACCGGTCATATGATCGATATCAACCGTATGCACTTTATCTAAATCTTCTACTACCTTAATAGCATCGAGCAGAGCTTTAGGAGTGTCTTTTATATCCATGCTAGCCTCTTACTTTTTGTATCGCATCTAGTAAATCTTTCATAGACTTACCATTCATTGGATGCTGAGTGAAGTCTTCTTTCTGCATCTTAGCCGGATCTTTCATTGGAGTACCCGGTGCAATTATAGTTGAATCGCCTTTAGCATTGTCGTTCTTTCTCATCGGAGATTTCTTGACGTTTGCAGTCATTTTTGCCATATCCTTTTTGACTATTTCTGGCTCGTCTATAGTTGGCTTAGCAGATATAGCGTCTTTGGCAGGTTTAGCCATATCTTTAGCTCCCTTGCCTTTAAGCTTGTCGTCCATAGTCTCAGGTTCAGTAGCACCTTTGTAATGAGCTTTCCTGTCACCTTCGAGTACGGAAACTAATTTTTCTCTAAAAGTCATTGTTTCCTCATTTCTTCTACCGATGAATCCACCACCTTGACTTGAGTGTCTACCGATATCTGCAGGTCTTACAGGTGGTGCGGTTTCGCCTTTTCTGTAAATATAACCTCTTGGTGAAAGAACTATTCTGTAACCGGGTTTCTTAATTCTTTTACCATCTTTTCCTTTTTGTGCGGGTGTTCCATCAAGCTCATCGAGCTTAGTTGCTTCTTTTTGATCTGCAATTTTGGTTGCAGTGTCTTTTTTCATAGTCACCGGATGAGTCTTTCCACCAAAGTTGAAATTTTTCTTACCGGCTTTTGCGGCTGCAGCGGCTGCGCCATGGAAGGCGGTTCTTTCATTTGCTGGAATCTCCTCAGGTATATGATACTTGATACTTTCTTCCATGGGATTCTCCTTTTACATCCATACATGAGCCACATAGGCTCCAAGTATAGCAACAATTAATGCCATACCAATTCTATTTATAATACCAACAGTTCTTGAGTTATCATCGACTGTTTTCTGTATTTCGTCTAATTTTACTGAGAGCTTATTCAATCTTTCTCTCATGTTCTCGTGATCGTCTTGTAAAGCTATAATCTTCTCCTCTGCTCTTGCTAAAGAAATCATAGCGTCTGCGAGCTTATCAATCTTCTGCTCTATTCTATCTAATCGTGATTCAGTGGTCTCTTGAGCCATTATCCTCTTCCTTGACCTCTATACTTTTTAAGACTACGTCTCTTATGTTTATTCATAGTTGAAGTTATCGGTTTGCGCCCAATAGTAGTACCATGCTTCTTTGGTTCGTGGACTGATACTGAACGAAATCTTAAAGCCATTACTCAGCTTTCCAAATTGTCCATATACCATAAGCAATTGCTAAACCTGCAGCAATCTTTGCCAATGGCGATAAAAATAATATCATGAGACCAAGAGCAATACAAACTGCTCCGTCCATAGATGTTCTTTCTTTAATTCTATTATTAATCCAGTTTTTAATCATTAGCAATTCCACCTCTTTCTTGCTTGTCTTAATCTGCTGTTAGGATCTTTTGCTGCTTTTGGAAACATTTTCATCTGTCCTGCGCTTCTTGCACAATAACTTTTTCTTCTGTTAGCAGCTTTTGAACCTTTCTTTAACTTAGAAGGTTTTGTGGTTACGGCAGTTTGTAAGTTACCACCACTTTTTCTATTTGCCGCATCGACTCCTTTTTGAGTCATGCCAGCACCTTTTTCTGTAGGACGAAAATGACCTTTCTTATCTGCAGTTTTCTCTAAGATAAAATTTTTAAATCTAACCAA